GTGTGCGATTTAGCAATATCTCAATGCGCTTAACCTCACCGCTAAGAGCACTTGCCCAATATCCAAAGCCAAGCACTAGCACACCAATCAAGCCATCAATGATATGCACTAAGTCCATCAACCAGCCTCAAGGGCTGTAATTCGTGATTCAAGTGCTTCAATCTTTTCAACTGACTCGATCAATGCCTTGGTGAGCAATGGCACGATTTTGGACTGATCGATTGCCTGCAAATCCGGCACAGACCGCGTACCCATAACCGCCTCTTTAGTCTCACGCCATTGCTGACCCTCTTCTAAGGTATCGGGGTTTTCAACATTGGCACTATGGATAACCTCATCAGCGTCATCCGTTGCTGGTGTGTAAATATCACCTGTGGCTGCGCTGACTTCGTATTCCTCATCCATCATGGCATCTTTATTTCCAGTGATAGCTTCTGGAACAAGCGGATTGCCGTCAGAATCGTGCGACACCTCGTGTGCAAGGAAGCCATCTACTGTGGTATCTGCGTCAGCGATAAAGTTAAACCGTGCTGGTTTTAATTGCTTGAGGCGTGTGGTTGCATCCCAATTGTAATTTACATTATCTTTGAGGCGGTAGTCTGATGAAGTGAGGTAAGAGGTGCTTGTTCCACTCGTTTGAATCTGACCAACAGCCCCATTCGCGTTGTAAAAAACGTGATGAGACCGTGCGGCGGTTGCTAGCCTTGATGTTGAGATAGTGCCGCCACCACCAATTGTGCAGGTTTCGGTGCTGCTTGCCGATGCTGCTGCTGTTCCACCTACCAGCAAGTTACCGCTGGTGTCTATGCGCATACGTTCTGTAGAGTTTGTTCTAAACAGTAATGCGTGATTTGAATGAGTACCAATTCCACCAGTTGAGCCACTTACATTCATACGCAAGTCACCACCACTACTTTCAGCGACACGAATGTTTGCAGAGCTTCCAACTACATCTAGTTTCTGTGACGGGCTAGCAGTGCCAATGCCCACGTTTGCGCCATCTAAAATAATATCAAAGTTAGTATCAATTGTGACATCAGTGCTTGAAGATGCATTTGTTATTGTATCAACCGCTAAACTGCCTGTTACTTGTGCGCCAAAAGAGGCGGATTCAAACTTTTTAGCGTTGTTGTAGTATAGTTCAACACCTTCTGTGCTTTTGAATATAGCCATAGTGTCCGAAGCACTACCGCCACCTTTAATGTTAATATTACTATTGTTTGTTTGAAGGTTTAGTGGCCCTGTTCCATTGTCATAAACAATGCTTGCAGACCCATCGTGGTAAATCTCCAAATCCTGAGAAGCGCCTAGCTGGATTTTTCCGTTGTCAGGTGCAACAAAGCTACCACCAGAAACTGCGCCAGTCGTGGTGATTGCGCTTGAACCATTATCAATACTCCCAAAGCCGCTTGTGATGCTCCCGCTGTTTAAAGCGCCAGTGGTAACGATGTTGCTGCTACCAGCCGCTGGCGCTGCCGCTATATCTGAAAGCACTTCTGCCGCAGAACGCCCCTCAATGGCCGTGCCGTCAATCCGCAAAAAGTCGTTATCAGCCGCGCCGCTTGTAAATACTGGTAGATTACCGTTAGAAATGCCTGTTGACAGGGTTGCGACAGTGGTGATTGCAGTGCCGTTCAATGTCATCGCATCGGCTTCAAGTGTGCCATCAATGTCAGCATTGCCGCTAATGTCCAGCGTTGCTGCGTCTAACTCACCTGTGATTGTCAGGTTTCGGCCACCAGTAATGTCCTTGTTAGCATCAACTATCATTGCCTTTGATGCCAGCACAGTGCCGGGTGTAATGCCGTCAATGGTTTCTAGCTCTGCCTCGCTAATGACCGCGCCTGATCCTAATGTCAAAGCGCCGCCGACTGTGAGGTTGCCAGCAACAGCCATAGTGCTGTTTGCTACGGTGGCATTTGGTGTAATGGTTAAATGCGTAACATATGTGCCAGCGCTATTAATATCGTTGCCCAAGGTGAGCGTGCCGCCGTCAGCAATGTTAAGCTTCCACTCATCGCCTGCGTCATCGCCCTCATCTGCCATCAATGTGATAGCAAGGCCAGCGCCTTCTGCTGCTGATATTTTTAGTGAATCCGTTGTGGTTTCATCATATTGAATTAGCACATCAGTATTTGTGCCAAATGCAATGGTTTTATTGTCAGGCAGGGTAATGCCCTGTGCAAACGGTATTGCTGCCGTGCAAGTCTGTGTGCCATCCTTCAAGATGCAAGTAGACAAGCCAGTAGCCATGCCGTCCAGTTCTGTATCAAACTTGCTGGCAAGGATTTTAACGCCGTTATCTCTATCGGTTGTGCAGTCAAAAGTTCTGCTAAATGTACCGCCTGAAAATGCCATTTAATAAGGCCCCCCTGGTGCGAATGTGTAATGAGCGCTGATAAAACTGATAGCCTGACTATCCGTTGCCACTTTGATGCGTAGCGCTGCACTGAAGCCAAATTTGTTGACTGCCTTGCGGCGCTTTGTAATGCCTGAACCAACCGCGTCAGCCCAAAAGAAATTATCCCAACTGGCTGTATCCCAGGATGCCATATTGCTTGCAAAAGTGGTGGTTGATACCGCAATGCCGCTAACAGGCGCTTGGTCTACACCGACACCGAAATCAAACTGCACATCGGTTTCGCCTTCTAGCATTGGCTGCACGCTGCTAAAGCGCTTGACCCCGCCGCGATCACCAAAATAATTATAGCTTGTTGCCAGATCACCAACTATGTTTTCACCAAGATCGGCCTTGCCTTCTACTTTAAAGACCTTGCCGCCTGCACCGCCAAAGAATGTATCGCCGTTGAACTGCCCCCAGACCACTGCTGGCAAATCCTCAAAAATGCACCAAGCCCGAATGATCGGGTTAAAAACGTGCTGATTATAAGGATCAGGGCTATCACCAGTCGGATAGTTAAAATAAACCTTATCGCCATCAGGGCTTACAAATATCTGCCAGCCCTGACTTGTGCCGGTTTCTGCCACCTGGGCAATTACCGTGCCTCTGATCTTTTCTGATATGGCTGCTGCCTTATTGCCAACAAGGTCTTGCCTGACCACTTGGCTTAACGGCAGATAACCCTCTTTGGTCATTATGACAACATCACCGCCCAGCTTGGCGATTGCGCGTTTTTCTTGGATTGGCTCTGCTAAACGAAACGAGCCAACCAGCGAGAAATCACTAGAAGGGTTAGAGCCGCTATAAATTAGCACCTCGCCTGATGACATAATGATGCAAAGCAAATCATCAACGCCTTCACCGCCGTCAATTGACAGGCTGTTGATCATTATTATGTTGCCGCCGTATGTGCCGACTAAGCCGACAGGGAACTTGGTAAAATTGCCTTGGAAGGTATCAACAGACGCGCTGTGGTAAAAATTCTGACTTGTGCCTGTCCAGTAGTAAACGCGGTTTTTGTGTGCGTGTACTCCTGTCAGTGTGTTTGCATTTACGCTGTCTGATAGTGTGATTGATAAATCAGAAGCGCTGGAGCCATTCCAGCTAAACGGCACGTTTGCGCCAGACGGCACAATGATAGATAAATTGTTAAACTCGATATGCTCTGCACGGCCATTGGCAAGGCCGGTTTTTTTACTAACCGCTGACCCGGTGTCAATCTGGTATAATACACCATCGCTGCCAATCGCCAGCAACTGCCTGTTTGAGCCTGCGCTATGCTCTATCAGCGTTTCTACATCACCAGTGCCAATGCCAGTGCAAAACTGCGTGTAACCATCGCGCAAAGTAATCTTGCCGGTTGTCGGAAAGAAATTGCTTAATATGAGCGCATCAGTCGGCGGCATGGCATCAATACTGTCACGGCTGTTTAGACCGCCCACAGGGGCTGGCACAGATGCCGCTTTAACGCGGTACTGGTTTGCTGATCTAGCTGCTTGAAGCATTAAAGGCCATATCCTGAATCTGGTAAATTGTAACTATATGGGCTGACCAAATAGCGCCTATGATCGTCTAGTGTCAGAATTGGCGCACCGCCTGCACGGCTAATGGCCTGCCTTAGTTCCATTTGATACTGGCGAAAGTCCTCGTCATAGATTAGGCCGTGGCTTTGCTTAAACCGCCATGTAACGCCCATTTCCATTAATGTTTCGTCAAGTATCCCAACATCGCTATCTGCCGCCATAGCGGCCTGTGATGTGCCGCCGCTGGTCTGATTCCAATGGCTTGATACATATTCAAAGCCAACAGTTTCTGCGCTATTGGGTGTCGGTGTGATATCGAACCGCAAAGCATTGCTTGCAGCCTTCAAACGAAAGCGCTGAACAATGCCGCCAGTGACCGTGCCAAAGCGGTCAGCCTGGTATGTTTGCGGTGTGATAGGGCCAACCATTGCATCCAAGTCTGTGCGGTTGTAAGCCGTGCCTGATACAAACCGATCAAAGTCAGTCGGCAGCGCATAGTTTTGCGTGCCGTTGACAGTGCTGAAGGTGTGTTCCTTCATCAAGATCGGCCAGTTATTGGCACGCATCAGTTGAGCGCCCTCGCGGTTTATCATAACCATTAGCTGCCGCGCAATCGGATCAGTATTGCCAGCAACTGTTGTCGGGCGCTCAAACCCGACGAAATCGCTAACTGCTTGTGCTATTGTTAGCAGGCTCATTTTTCACCTCTTGCGGTTCTGCCAAGGTTTGGGCCGCAACGGCCACCTCAACAACTAAATCTTCTTTTTGCTTGCTGGCCTCAACTTGCAGGGTGGCAATCTTTGCCAACTCAACATA